TGCTTCTGTAGCAAATTCTGCCAATTTATTCTCTTTGACAATATCTGCCCCTGCACTTATATCTTCAACTCTTTTCTGTACGATTTCAGAACAAGAGATGGCATCTGCTATTTCCTGTAATCCTTCAAGTTTTAATCTCTCTGCCATCTTTAATCTCCTTCCGTACATAACCAACCATCAGCATCTATAATGATTGATGTCTTTCTTTCAGCATCAAGTCTATTCTTTAAAGTAGGATATTCTGTTCCATCAGCACCTACTCTTGCATCAACTGTTTCAGAATTGCTAGAACGTAAAACGTTCAATTCTGCCTGTACTGTTGAATCATTTCCATCTTTATCTTTGGCACTTACTTCTTCTGCATTGTAAGCAGGTTTTTCCGTTTCTTTTGCCCAAGCAGGAATATTATCAACTAATCCCTTAAGTTCTTTACCTTTATTAGCAGATAAAGCATCTTCTGTACTATCACTCTCAAGTGTATCCAATACCTCGTGAGTAATAACATTTCCAACAACAGGTTCACCATCTGCGCTATGAGCTGTAGCACCATTTAATAAATTGTTGGATGTTACCGTATCAGAGGTTAAATCTATGAGAGTGTCACCTCCAAATTCAACCTTATTTACTCCCATTTTGAATTCCTCCTACTTATTATGAAGGTGATACAGTACCAATAGTAACTGTTATACCACCTGCTGCATTTGGTGTCTCTGTATATGCTATCTTCTCAACAGTAACCTGTGATAAATAATCATAACCAGAATCTGGTAAGATTGTCTGATCCTTATCGGTGTAAGGTGTAGCAGTTTTAGCGTGTGCTTTAACACTCTCACCTGAATATGTACCAGTTACTCCAAGAATACTTACGCCAGATTTAATATTACTTTCAATAATCTTAGCTTGTTCTGTTGAGCTAATAGAAACCTTACCAGATCCATCGTGATATCCACTCTGAATAGTATACTGTTGCGACTTAGTAGTAATAGTTCCCGACGCACCGCCTCTATTAGGCATAGAGCCTTCTATTTTGTTACCTGCTACATAAGCACTTGTACCGGTAAGTATTTCACTTGCAGTAGCGGTAGCATCACTTGTATCTGCGTCATATGTATTTGTACCAGTAATAACTGCGCCTGATTTATCGTGAGCAGATATTCCTTTAGCGAGATACTGTGCCTCAACAGTATCCGAAGTTAAATCAATTAATACGTTATTACCATAAACAACCTTATTTACTGCCATAATTAAAATCCTTTACTCTAATCCAATAGTTATAGTCTCTCCGCCAGCAGGATTAGATACTGACGAATACGGTATTTGAAATACAGTTACATCATCTACCATACTTTTATTTTTGGTAGGAAGAACAACCTCATTAACAGATGGAGTAACACAATAATCGCCTTCGTAGAAAGGAAGTTGAGACGAATCTCCACTAATCTCCACATCAAGACATTGTGTGCTTGATTCTGCGGCTATGTCTACATCCACAACCTGAGTTAATATATCTAGGCTAACATCTATATATAAAGTATTGTTCATTATTCAATAACACCTTCTTTTAGAATTCTGTCCATAGTAAATGTCATTGTCTTACTAGCTAGAGCCGTGTCGTCGTTAAGTAATATACGAAATTGGACTTCACATTCAACATCCTCATCTCTAGGTCCTTTAAATGCCAACGTGTCTTCCTGTGTCATATACACATCAATTGATCTGCTGTCTGTATTAATAATAACTTTGTCTTTATAATAAGTTTTCTCGTGAGTCTTACTTTTAATAGTAAGCCAAAGAGATTTAATCTCATTAAGATCAAGCGACTCACTATGTATTTTAAAGCTTATTGTAGGCGTTGTTCCTCTATAAATATTCATTGTTACCACCTCAAATTAAGTATACTAATCTGCCTTCTGTATTTATTATAGTATATCAGATAAAATAAATAAAGTGTATTTTTATATTTATTACCAGATAATATAAAAATACACTTTATTAGACTATCACTTATAATTTAATTATTTTTTAAGTAGATTTTTTCTTTTTTGGTTTAGCAAAAGCCGAAGTATTCTTAGAATCGATTGCCTGCATACGTGCGCGTCCTTCGTGATACGCAGTAAGATGTACCCTGCCACTTGAATCTACAAACGCACTATCCGGATCAAATCTAAGAACTGCGTTAGTATTAACAAGAAATTCGTTTTCAGTCTGACCTGAATGCATACTAATTGGGTTAACGTACGCACCCGCTCCTTTAGATGGTGGAACTCTTAGGTGTAAAACAAGACCGCTTCCGCCTCCGATAGCAACACCTCTTTTATTAACAGCGAAGGACAAAAAGCCATCGTTCTGAAAATATGTTCCCGAATCTTTAAACAGTTGCTTTAACTGTTTTATAGTAGGTTTGTAACCCTGATCAAATCCAAGTATTCTAAAGTCGCACTGTCTTGTAATCTCTATTCCCTTTTTAACTTCGTATTTATTTAGAGCTTCGTGTGCATTAGCTATTTTTTCTCTCATAGACTGTGGTATCTCATCCCATTCTTTAGTATATAATGCCGTGTTCATTGATGTGTAAGAAGATCCTGTATAGGAACGAACCGCCGATAATTCATCGTATGACAATTCACTTTCCCACGTAGACGACGAAGTATTTTCAGGATTCATCATCCATTTACGAGTATCGTTATAATCATCGAACTGTCTATAATTAGGATCGGGTGGATAATGTGGATTACCTCTATCATCACTTTGTGTATCTGTTTGAGACGCATTGTTGTTTGTTTGGTTGCTCGAATCTCCGTTGTAAGACTGTCCATAAGGTACACCCATACTATGGAGCTTTACATTTATACCCGCAGCACCCATTGGTTAATATCTCCTTATATTTTATTAATACTTATCTGCCCATTCTATCTTGTTTATATCTACTGGTCGTAATGGAGCCTGATACTCCCACCTAGCATTATTTTTCTTTGCCTTAGACTGACTAGTAGCTGCAGATCTCTGTTTAACAGTTTTCTTTGCCTTAGCATTTGTAGGTTTCTTTTTACTGTCCATTAAGTTATCCTCCTTATATATTTTACTTTGTAAACATAGTATAACATATTATACAATGTTTGTCAACTCTACTTTATTTCTTCTTTTTCTTGCTACTTTTGGCTTTCTTTGTAATGCGATTATTTATTTTATCCAACTTACCTGTTTTACCTAACGAGCCTTTCTTTGTGTCGCTTACAGGAATGTGAGTTCCATTAACTGTAATCCAATCTCCTGCCATACAATATAAACCTCCACACTTTATAATAATTAGTTACCTTTTCTAGCCCAATACTTATTCAATGCATATCTTACTGCATCAATACTATGATTATCTCTATCGGGATAAGAACTAATAAAATTACCGTCTCTGTCCTGATCGTATTCATAATTTATAAATTCTCTGTATGTATCAGGACACTTTCTCTTATCAATATAAATATGACTAAGACCTTGTAACCACTTAATGCCGTATCGTACACTATCTGGACCTTTTTCAGCTCCTCTTATAAATGCCCCGTATGCCTTAAAGTCATCGATAGATTTTTGTTCTGCGCTATCGGCTATAACTTGTTCGTCTCTTGATACAAGTTTTAACTCATCGTACAACGTAGCAAATACATCTTCGTTCCTAGTTCGTAGTGTACTATATTCTGAAAAAATATACAAATCTAATTTGCTAGGTTCGAAGTGCATACGTACAAATCTAAATGGGTCTCGTGCATATCCCCAGTCTATTCCGTTGTATATACGATCGAAATTCTCGTACATACGCATCTGTCGTCCGTTAACATCTATTATTTTGTTAGAATCGAAATCTTCCACATTAGGAAATACGTCACCACCTGTACCTGTTGCTATGCCCATATACTCGTGAATATATGCACGTTCGTTTATTGCTTTTAAGTCTTCTGCTTCTTCAATAAACTGTTGTCCTAACCACTCAACAGGAACATCTAAATAAGTATTACGCACTACTAAAGAATTACTTCGCAACTCAGCTTGCTCTGCATATTCATTAGCCCAATTCATTTTGCTTATAGGTGGGTTGAATGTTCTAAAATCCCAGAATAAGTTGCCACCTCTCATTGTAGACTGTAATACTTTACGTAACTCAGCTTCTCCACTAAACTGGTCTAACTCTTCCCACCAAGTAATGCCTATATATCCAAAAGGCACTTTTATAGATTTTACTTTATTTGGGTCGTCCAATCCCATAAAGAATATCTTTTGTCCGGTAGGTTTATATATTATTGGATTAGAGTATGTCTTTGGTATATGGAATAACGACTCCAATCCTAATTTATATATTCCCCAAGTTACTTGAGAATGAATACTTGTTTGTATTGTATTTCCTACTTTTCTAAAGCAAACTGCATTTACACTAGGATTAGCCATAATAAGTAAAGGAATGACTATTCCGCCTACAAATGAAGACTTGGTAGAACCTCTACCACCGGCAAATACATAGTGAGTATGACTATGTCCTAGTATTTTCTTTAGAATATCCTTATACATTGGTATTATACTGTTAGGAATATCAATGTTTATGTTTATATCCGACATAATAAACTTACCCTCCAAGTAGTTATCAGCGTCTTATCTTTCTTTTTCCGATAGGCAACGAACGTTGAATATCCTCCCGTCGTGCCTGTGATATGGCTTCCAACTTTTGTCGGTAGTCTGCATATCGTAAACATTTAGAATGACAATCATACCTTCTATCAGTGCAATTCAAGCACGGAGATTTTTTACTGTGTTCGTTCATATTATTAAATCATACACCTCTCGCATTAATACAGCCCTTATTGGATTCGAACCAACAAATACAGGAATCAAAATCCTGTGCCTTACCGTTTGGCTAAAGGGCTAAATAATAAATAATTGTGTGTAGGGTTAGTACACACAATTATTATATACCGTTATTAAAGTTTATTCGTTGGATGGTTCTTGAGATGTGATGTTAGTATCTCCCCAATTAAGAGTTATCTTAATCTCAGGCTGATCTCCTGACAATCTCTGTGGAATGTCAATTTGTCGTTTGGCTAATTCCATAGCCGCTTTAGTTCTCTCTGATAGTGGAGCTTCTAATCCAAACTGATCTGTAAGCTCGCCTCTCATTACCGCACTAAAGTACTGCAATATTTCTGTAGCGTCAGCAATTTTTGAAGATGCCATTTCCTCTAATCTGTGATTAATTTCTGCTAATATATAAGGCTTGTGTAAAACTGAATTACCACAACCTTTCTGATATCCCGCCGCTGCTTCCGCTTCCTTTATGCTATTGGATACCATATACTCTGCGATAAACTTCGCTTCTTTAGCAGTTAATTTATGACCGTCAAAAGTTGTAGCTACAGGCTTTCTTGGTTCATATCCATTTGATGCCATAGTCTACTCCAATAAGTGTATTTTTTTATAGTGCCTTGGAAATAGGGATTTTAATACACCGTACTGAGATACTATTCGTCCTCTTCGTCATTGTCCCAATCATTAAACGCTGACGGATCAAATGGTATATCCATAGCCTTGTTGTACTCTTTAATAGCTTCCTCTTCGGAAATACCATAAGCTTCCATAAGACTCTGAATATCGCCCATCTGTTCGTTACTCATATTAGCTTTAGTAATTGGTTCTCTTGGTGCTACTTTCTTTGCCATTCATTTATCCTCCTATATGTTTGTTAATTATCGCCTAAGGGCTTTGTTTCGAAGTGTTATCTTAATGCCTAATGTCTTAGCTAAATCCTTAAATGATTTAGCAGTACTTTTATCTCTTGCATCTCGTGCCTTAGCTGCTGCTTCTGCTGGTGACAAACCGGAAGCCTGCGACTGCTTAATAACTTTGTTATAAGTTGCTCTTGCAGCTCTTTCAGTTACATTCATTCTTCCTCTCCATTTACGAAGAAGTGAATCGTACTGGTCACGTGTAGTTGATTTTCCAAAATATAAAGCAAATGCAGATTTTCCTGTATCATCGGCTACTGCAATGAAATCTGGTATCTTATTTGGGTTTTTTGGATCAACTGAGATGTTTGAAAACGAACGTGTCTCACTACTTAACAAAAACGAACCATCACTATGTGTGGTTATGATTCCTGTACTTCCCATAATTATCTTCCTTTCCTATTAGTTGTCGTAACTATTCTTTATGTTAGACCAAGTATCGTTGTTATCGGGAATTTCCATTCCGTTAGCATCGTACCATAAATCTCGTAAAAATAAGACTATCTGTATCATAGAAGTTGATTTGAACAACTCTATGTTAAAAGTTCTTCCTTTCTCTTCGTCGAAGACAGCTCTCTTAATGTGATGTACTGTTATAGCCTTATGAGCATCATCTGAATAAAACTGAGATGTACTATAAAGTATCTTATCACCTTTTCGATTCAGAGCCATCTGCAACTTTCGTATCATTGCAGAATTACTTGGCATATAACCTCCTACGAATCAAATTCTTTCTTCTGTCGTTTCCACGCTTCTAACGCTGCCTGAGCGTTATCTTTATAAGTAGATTTTACACGGAATTCTACATTAGAAGAACTTCCCTCTACTATACGCTCTCTTATAGAATAATTATTACGTCTATTAAGAACGAGTGCGTATTCCTGAACTCTGTTTATAACTTCTCCGGTAGTGCTATTTTTCTTAGTAGACAATACTCTACTACCACTATCTATAATTCGAATACCGCCAGTACGTAGTTTGTTCAGTGAAGTGCTATCTAGTTGTTCTTTAGGCTTATTGCCTACACCTGAAGCTCCCATATATAAACTCCTTATCAACCATATATATTATACATAAATGGCATAAATATGTAAATATCTAATTATATATAATATGTTTTAAAACAACGGTTTTTGATTACAACGCCTGCGAGATTTTTGCCAACATATTAAACCCATTCCTCTTACTCTGTTCTCTTCACTTTTAAGTTTACGACCACATCGAAGACAATACTCGTGTTCTTTAGCTTTGTAAACTACTTCAATCTGAACCATTACTTAATCCTCTTACTTTATAATGTATTTACAAGAAAATAATCGATAGCTACACTATCTTCTATAGTTCCTATTTTAATACCTTTTTCAATATTTTGTAATAGTTGTAAAGCAGATACTAACTCTCTATTGCTATATTTTCCACATTTATCCTTTACCAGTTTAATGTCCCAACCGCTTAATCCGGTCGACTTACTAATATCATTGGAAGTACACGACTGAACTTGCAACAAATGTTTCATTTGATTGTACAACACAGACTGCATTACAAGTGTAGCCTCTCCTACTCCTTTACAGTCCTGAAGTAACTCAAACGAAAGTCTTACTTTTCTAGACAAGACTGCGTCTGCGAAATCAAATATAGCATCCTTTGGAGGCTGGTATATAACTCCTTTACTAACAAGTAATTCGAACGCATCGTTTATTGAATCAACAGAAGAACGTGCAGCTTGATACGATTTTATCTTGTCTATTTCTAATAATACTCGGGAATAATCTCGTTCGCACAACTCTGCTAACTTAGTAGCATTAGATTCGTTCAAGTCAATTTCTTGATAAATGTACCTTAGTATTACAGGCATCTCAAGCTTATTGAATTCTACTATATTGTCCTTATACTGCTTATAAAACTTGCTTCGTTTATCAACCTGTGTTATTAGTAGTATAAGCATATTGCTTCCAATAACTGATTTAACAAGCGGCCAAGCTTTTTCATTTTTCATAAAGTCCTTGTCATCTCTTACTACATAACAATATGATTGTTTTACAAACGAACTGCCTCTTTTAGATCCAAATAACTCAGCTACGGTATCAATTCGTTTAATAGCCATATCAGATATATCTGCTATCTTATTTATGTAGATATTCTGTATAGCGATTTCCTCTCCGGTAAATATATAAAACTTATCGAAAGTTTTATTTTTTATGTGTTGTTTTACTGTCTGTGCATCCATACTTAATCCTCTAACTTAAATGGTTGATACTTCTCTTTTATATGACTAATGTCTCCTTTATAAAATACAAGTACGTTTTGGTGCTGCTTACCAACCTTACGTGCTTTGTCCATATAGTTGCCACTAGTTATTGCTAAGTTTCCTGTATCATTGTATAATATTATTTCATTATAATAACATAAACCGCAATCATTTTTCAAGATGTTTATTGTATCTGGAACAAATCCATAATAAGCAGTAGACTTCTTATCCCTTATCTCACTTACTACAATAACGAAAAAACTATCTTCTTTTAGCTTAGTGGATGTTTTTACTAAGATGTCTTTATACAAGGCTAAAAACTGTTGGTAAGTGGGTTGATTGCTAAGGTCTTGCTCATCTTTTGTATAACGTTCTAAATTATAATACGGTGGACAAGTAAGTACGAAATCGTATTCAGTAGATTCACGTGTGTCTATGTTCTGACTATTATCGTTAATCCATACAGTTCTATCTTCAAACTCTACTTTCTCTTTAAGAGCTTCATACTGTGCAATGTTTGCTTTTACCTGTGCTTCTGATATATCATATCCTGTATAAGAATGTCCTAACATAGAAGCCATAGCTCCTCTTACAAAACCTCCTGCAAACGGGTCAAGCACTTTTGAATTAGGTACAGTAAACCACTTATACAATACCTCACAAAGTACAGGATTAAATATAGATGTTCCATTCAACACAACTACATCTTCTGGACGTTCTGAAGCTCGATGTGTATCGTTGTATTTTTTCATTCGTCTATTATCGTATGCAAGTCCTTCAACTCGTCCTTCGTTAGAGCGCAGTCCAAGATTTTGCCAGAACGTTAGACGTTCTCTAAAGTAAGTTTGTCTACTGTTTATCACTGAGAACGGTGGTACTAGGTACTTCTCGTGTAGTTTCGTCTGTGCTATATTTAATTTTTCTGGCTTGAACAATGGCATTTTTTAGTTCCTCGTATATCTTTGATTCGGTTATAGGATAGAATAGATAATTATCCCATATAAACTCTATTGTATAAGGCATTAAATCGTTATGCTTCATATCCATCATAAGAACTTCTAAACAATGCTTATAATAATCTACATTAAGATCTAATAAACCTCTATCTGTATAGTATATATATTCTACCGCACATTTCCAACAACTTCCACATCTGTTAGGAAATAAGTCTACACTATACTTCTCCATATTTATTTTTCGTTTATGCTCTCTAAATCTAAATGTTCCTAGACAAGACTGACTAAGACTTAACAAGTGCTTATCTTGCAGTAAACGTTCCATACTCTCATTTACATTATTAAGAGGCATAAGAATATGAAAATTTGGAATAATATCTTTAAGTATCTGGGTATAGGCTTCCCACAACTCAATGCAGTCTCCTCCACTTATCTCAAACTTATTATCTTTAAGATTTGAATTAGTGAAGTTACCTACCGCTATATTAGACACTCCTATACTTATTCCATATTGTATAGCTCCATTCATTAGCATATAGTTCTTTAATGGATGCTCTATATACATATGATTTCCTGATAAACTAACATCATCGAAGTACACTTTAACTCCAAGGTAGTTAGCTATATCTTCGACACGTTTATACTCATCCGGATAACATTTATTTATACCCTTCATATGATATAAGATAACATCATATCCTCTATCCTTGTAATAAAGTGCGGTAGACAAACTATCCTTGCCACCACTAACACACACAATAACTGATTTGTTATCAAAGTTAAACTCTATCTTATTAAAAGACATATCTTTTAACTTTATGTTAAACTCGTATCCATACGTATCAAACAATTCTAATATATCGTGCATACTAGAAGGAAAGTATTTTGGTATCAAAGTCCTTTCAGTTTTGTAGCCACTTGTTTCATAATAAAGTGAGTCAATGTAATCAAATATCTCGTGAATATTTGTCTGTTTACGAATTACTTTTTGCATATTACTCCATCCAAAACGATCTTATTTCTAATAGCCACATATCAAAAACAGACTGCTTATTTATTCCTGTAATAAACAACTGCTGAAGATATTTGCTAGTGGTTCTAACTCCAATAGCGTATCTAACAGGATCAGTTGAGATACGTTCAGTGCATATCTGCATAAAAGATTTCCAAAACAACATTAGATCATATTTATCTGGGTCGTCCTTAAAGGATATTTTCTGTGATATCTTAAATGAGTTAGAACCTGACACTTCAGCTATATTATCAACAACTAATTTAACATAGTCGTAAAAATCTGTTATGCCACTATTGATAATAGTATCAACTTCAAGAGGTGTCTCGCATACATTAGCAATTATAACTTTTTCGTCATTAGTTATTTTGTCACCGGCGTACTCTAACAATTCACTTGGTGTGTAATTATTCATACGAAAAACAGTTCCTCTGCTACGTATCGTCTCAAGTGTTTGTGATAAATCATTAATAGTCATAATAAAATACGCATTATTAGGAGGCTCCTCCATAATCTTTAACATAGCATTCTTAGCCGCTAAACTCATATTATCTGCATCTGCTACTACGTATACGGTAGTAGTTGTTACACGATATGCTGCGTCTATTATGTCTCGAATATCCTCAACTTTAATGCCACACATAATTACATTATCTACACCTAGATAGTGTGCAATCTCTTCGCATATTAACTTCTTTCCACTTCCTTTAGGTCCTGTTAATATAACGAATCTAGGAAACTTTCCCGATTCCACAATATCTTTTAAATTATTTCTTAAACTAATTTGTCCTATCATATCAATCCTCTTCTATACTGCTACACATAAGCATACACATCCACTCTGCTTCTGTTATAGTTGCATCTATATACCTAGAACAACTAGGACAACTTGCATATCTTACGTTAGAGTGGTGTGCTTTGTATGTCTTTCCTCTACGATTATTATGGTTATACACACCCGTAGGAGCAGTCTGGCACTTACCAGAGCTACCACGTACTTGAACAAAATGTAAGCATCCGCCACATCTGTTTTTATAATTATCTAATTTAGGTGCCATATTTACATACCCGACACAAATAATATAAGAGTAGACTCAACAATTGCCTTAGGCGATGTCTCCCACTTTATCTCAGAATTAAGTTTTACCACTACATCTAAGAGTTTTAGAACAGTAACAAAATCACCTTCAGTGTACTTACTTATAACAGATTCACAACTGCTTGGCAACTGAGAATACTTAAAGTCTCTAGTACAATCATACTTAGCTACATCAAGTAAGAATAACAAATACGACTTAATAAACTGTTTTAAATCTTTACCGGACATATGAATATTTTCAATAACTTCTATAGCACTAGACGAATTATTATCAATTAGCGCTTCTGTTAACTTTATCATAGAATCGTAATCAGTTATACCCAAAGCTGCTATAACATTTTTTTCTGTAAGTTCAGTACTATATGCTAAACACTTATCCAGCATTGTAATAGCGTCTCTCATACCACCATCTGCTATCTTGGCTATATACTCAATGGCACTATTATCAAACACTAATTCGGAATCACCACTTTCCTTGTGTTCTTCGTTAAGAATCTTAACTAACCTTGCTTCGATTCCTTGCTGACTAATTCGCTGAAAATCGTATCTCTGTACTCTCGAAAGAATTGTCTTTGGTATCTTCTGTGGATCTGTTGTACAGAAAATAAAAATTGATTTAGCAGGAGGTTCTTCAAGTACTTTTAAGAATGCTTGCCACGCCTGATTACTAAGTGAGTGACACTCGTCTAATATAAATACTTTGTATTCACTGTCAAGGGACTTTGTTTTAGCCTGAGATATAATATCTCGTACATCTTCAACTGAGTTGTTACTCGCGGCATCCATTTCAATGGGATTTCCGTGTCCTTTATTGATCTGGTTAGCTAATATTCTTGCGCTTGTTGTCTTTCCTGTACCAGCTCCTCCACAAAACAAGTAAGCATTTTTTATAGTGCCTGAATCCAACTGTTGTGTAAGAATTGACTTAACTGCTGTCTGATCTGTAACATCTTCCCACGTACGAGGACGATACTTTATTGCTAATGATTTTACTGCCATACTTCTTCCCTCTCCGATAACTGAATATAATAACAATTTGCCTGTGTGTCATATCTTAATTCATAATTAACTCCTGTTCTGCCTGCGTCTACAATGTAAGAGAAGTTAGACAATACATTCACAAGATCTGTCGAAGAACAAGTGTATCCGCTTGAGTCTATATCCGACGTATATCGTACTAATTTAAAACCGCTAACATTATCGGAATCCCACATATACAATCTAGAAGTTTTTGAATCAAATCCAAAAGATAAGTAAGATTCCTTAAATGCCTTTCTGTACGCATTTTTAGATAAAATAACGAAACCTTTTGCTACCGTAGTGCCTTTTCTCATTTCATTACCAATACGAACTCGCACGTCTGAGTTATCCTTAGTTCGTTTTCTCTTAACCACTGGTGTTATGTGATGAGACATCATAAACTCTTTATTCATTTGTTACCCTCCTTGTTAATAAACTGTCATCGATAACTATGCTATTGTTACTTCTAAGTTCTGCTAGTTCGTCTGAGTCCATAAGACAGAAAAATAAATGATTGTTATACATAACATTTACCTGTACTATGTACTCGTGACTATCAGGACAGCTAAACGGTTCTACTAACACTCCCGATTCGCACGCTTCTGCTAACATAGCTATTCCTGAAGATCTTACGTGTGTACTATCTACACGACTGCCTATATCTGATATATTTTCGTCTAATACAGATACCTGCGACTTATACTTAACTACTTTGTCCATCCACTTAATTAATTTTGTTTGCTGAGTTTTGTTCATTTGTTATCCTCTCCTTCGTTTTTCAAGTGATTCATTAATATCTTAAATAATCGTTCGTTTATAATATAATGCTGCTCTCCATCTCCGAAGTCAAAAGCCAATGTAGAATATTGATATCCCATAGCAAATTTTTCTTCTTCGTTTTTAACTAACCAGTCACGTTTTATTGAAAATGAGTTACGTTCCTGAGTAACTGTTTTACACTCTATTAGCATTATATTATCTACAGTTACATCGCCTTTACTAAAAGCAGTTGCTCCACTATTTGAAGTCTGACGACCTCCTACTGCCTTAGCAACACGCTTTTCTTGCTTATTACTATAGAATCTTGTAGGCCTTACAGTACTATTACTTATCATATTCAAGCCCTACCACATTACCATCATTAACAACGATATGTACACCTATAGTAGATAACATATCCCACATACCTACGGGAACTGAGTTTGCTAACTTTACTTCCTCCGGTGTATCAAATGTAGCTACTGTCATTTCTGCGTCCTCCTTTTCATTTATTATATTGTTAGTGTAACACACTATACAATGTTTGTCAACTAAAAAATAAAGTGTTTTAAGTGTTATCGCTTCACTTGTATGAATTAAAACGTAGGATCATAATACTTATCCGCACGTCCAAGAACAAATCTACTTGTTCCCAAACGTCTTGTTCCAATACGCTCTTTCCATCCTTTATCAATAGTTTTAAAAAGAACTTTTGTTCTGTTATCTGGATTAGAACTAAATATCCAATTCTGTGATCCAAAAATAGAATCGCCTTCGGGAAGTTTAGAATCAAGTTCTCGTATAACAATATGTCTATCATCCTTAATTTCAATGATCTCCCAAGCTTCTCTGTCGCTCCACATATACTCTGTTACACCCATTCCAATTTCGGGTTCCTTAGATCTAACTCTTTCCGATATTCTGTTATTTAAACTTCCATACCAAACATCTGACATTTTGTATCCTCCTTTATTTGTTGTGTTTGTTGTTTACACTTATACAATAACATAAGATACAACGATTGTCAATACCGTTTAAAACAACTTTCTAGATTTTCTTTTAGCAGGTTTAGTAACAGTAGCAACACTTTGTATTGGCATACAAGCAATAGGTTTTAAATTCTTATTTTTATTCTTTAAAAGTCTTGTAGCAGTATTTACTACCCACTCATTGTCTAACGGTAAAAATGCTCCGGTACTTCCGTCCCAATCTTTAAACGCATCGTACCAATCTACTGTAGACGATATTTCAGGATAGTTTGCTTGTAACTGTATAAGCTCGTTAGACCAGTCATTCCACTTTTTATCTGTTACTATATTATCGTCTAAGTTGTAATATATACACGAATGAACTAATAACTGTAATCTGCGTCTTAATATCTTATCTGCTACTACTAATTTATCGCCTGCGTACATATCATAGTTCCTCATAACTAGCATTCCTATCGTCTATATAATAATCGGCGTGTATTTTTCTTGAATCTCCATAAGCTCTTATCATCCAAGGAGCATTACAATTCACATAATCAAACAGTATGTGCTGATCCTCGTATAACCATTTTAAAGCATTTAAAAGCTCTTCGCCTTCACGACAAGTCCATAAGATGAAAATGTACTTGTGTCTGTTACTTTTTATCCACCTTATCAAAGTCTCATTTGGATTCTCTATTAATGGATAATTATTATGAACAATAGTTCCATCAAAATCTACCGCTACTACAGGCATAGAAGACTGTGGATATTCTTCAAAAATATGTAATTTCATTACTCCTCCAAAAGTACCTGCTGAATAACCTCGAGTTTGTGCTCGAACAGTTTCTGTCTACGTGCTATTTCATTTATAAGAACAAGACTTTGAAATTGTGTTACAGTTGCTTTCTGTTCTTCAATTGTTAAATTAGACATCATATCTTTATGACGTTTTAAATCTGCTTCGTTTATATACTCATTTACCTGATTGTTAATGCCATCTAATGTCTTCTCTGATGTACGTTCTACTTTCATTTGTTAACCACTTCCTTTATGCGAAAAATTTAGCTACTGATGTAACCACAAAATATATTATCCAAAAAGCAACTAATACAGACAGACCTATAAGAGACTTAAATTTATCCTCTAATAGTATCTCAACTACGCACTTCACTGCCCACAATAGAGTAATCATAATCATAATAGACATAAAAGTTCCCATTTCCATATCAAATATCCTCCAAATTAAATTATTCACTTTCTATATCAATAATCTTATTGATACAGTCAATTGCTATATCAAAATACATTCTATCATCTAAATTAGTACATTCTTCTCTATAATTTTGCAACTTAGCAATAGTACATAATTTTAATAGTTTTGTTGTTTTAAATTTAGAATACATTCGTGTAGATAAATCAAAGTCAGATACTTCTCTATATGTATCATTGTCCACATACCAAAACATTCCTTTGGTACCTTTGTACACAGACACTGGTCTGCCTTCCACATTTATATATCCAACAGGTTCTACTGTACCTGCCTCTAACTGCTTTAGTCTGTAATATCGTCTTCCAATAAGCTGGTGCTGATCCGAATGACTACGAGCGTATTCTCTGCTAACCTTATTTAGTCTCTCTTTATTGTCTGCGTGATACTTACGACTGTAAGCACATATACGCTCTTTATTTTTCTGGTAGTATTCACGTTGTGTTTGTTTCCTTCCTTTTTTAGGCTTTGGCGTCTTTGGCGGCTTCGGTGTAGAAGTAACTGAATCTTTTTTATGTTTAGGCTTAACAGATTCTTTTTTAGGCTTAGCACTTTTAGCAGCTTCTACATCACTTGCCTTACAGTCTGGAAAAGGACAGGTAAAACAATTATCGTGATAACTACAGCCTGTATCAGTAAAAGTCATTACTACTATATTCCTTCCTTTATAACTAATTGTAACCTAGTTACCACCCTTATTTAGTATGCTATTTATGTATCAATGTTAACTTTATAAGCATTAAAATAAAACATCAAAAATATAGTCCATTTCAAGTCCCAGATCTGACATCATTATAGTCTCAACTAGCTCAAAATCATTATTGTCAGTTGCACTTGATATCTCCTCACGAACACTTTCTATTGTGGAAACCGCTTCTTCGAATGTTATGTTATCTCGTTTCATTAATATATCAATAATGTTGTTGCTCATCTAGCTTAATTTATACTCCTTTACATCCTTTATCATATCCACAGGAATGTCGTTATGATACATCCAAGCACGACACTTAAAAAATGATGAACTATGATCAAAACTCTCTTCCATATATTTAAGTTCCTGTTGATGAGTCACTTTTATCTTAAATACGGTTATATTAGGAACTAAACGTACTGATAAAAACCTAGCAGCTGCATCTGAACTATCAGTTACAAACACCGCTTTTTCAAAATTGCTTGCCTTTATTCCTTCTTTTAATATAGAACTAGTATTTTCAGAAGGAGTTGCGTGATAATAATATTTCATTTTCTGCCTCCTTAGTTAACTAACCAAATATTAGGTTGCGTTCCAGATACAATCCTATCGGGATAATAACAACTCATATAAGTATCTTCATAAATACGAGCCGAAGGATCAAATCTTTTCTGATATTCTGCAAATAATGTGTCTAGCTCCTCTCGAGCACTGTAATCTGTGTAATGAGTACAAGTAGCTCTAAGATGCCTACTAATAATTTTCATTTTATTGATTAGTTGTTTTTTGGATTTTAATTTGAATCTCTTTGCGTCAATACACTTAACAAATTGAGATTTTTCAAGATGTGTAGCCATATACATAGGCTCTATAATTGTACGATAGTCTTCTTCACTAACTTCGTATCCTGCTAATGCTTCAAATTCGTGTTTCATCATAATAGTTGTCCTCCGTTTGTGTTCTTGTTATTGTTTATATAAGTATATTAACATTGTATCGGAACTATGTCAACTATTTTTTGTTACATTTTTTACATTTTTTGTTACAAAGTTATAGAACACTTAGCATTGTACCAAATTATGCACCACAAACCTTCTTCTCTCCAGCTCTTAATTACTTTCTTATCTCTTAGGAATTGAGGAACATATTGCAAAGCGCTTACTTCAATGCCACATTCGTATTCTCGCGAGTTAATAGATGAATTATTTACAATATTAGGACATAACCAAAATCCCATATCGTCATATTTATGTTCCTGTAAGAATTCTTCTACTGTCATATATTACTTCTCCTAACACAGAATAATATTTTTTTGTTAATCTGTTATATATTAATTTATCGATAACTGCCTGTTGAATATGATTTGGATTTCCTGTATACCCATCGCTCCACAACGCAACACATCCGCTTTCCTGTAATAACCAGGTCATAAAATCGAACCACATACTTCTAGGACAACGATTTGCTGCCTCGTCTCGAGTACAGTTCCACTTTGACATAAGCACACCTATAAGTTTTTCCTGATGACTAGGAACTGCATATTCTATCTTACCAGAAGGCATCATAATAACTTCAAAGTAGTTAGTATATGTAGCTATGTGCTTCTCTATATCAAATTCACTGTAAACACTATAATTATTACTCATATTATTATACACTTTCTTTAAGACTATTTGTAATTGTTTTTTAACTGTTCCAGACTATCTATAATAGAACTAATAGTGCTATTATCTTGTAGTCGAATTGTTCTTTTTATTATATTTATACACTCGTTAATCGTTTCTGTTCTTATTTGTGCATCGTGTTCAGTAGTATCTAGTCGATTAAAAGCCACACCGTATTCAGTAACTAACGTAAATGTCGATGAATCAGCGGTAGAATTAAGCTCGGGAAAATCTTGTGTCATATACTCTGACATTACAGGAACTATTCCATTTTCTCTTAGTAAGCCGCTTATTTGATTTGTAAATGCCTTAGCTATAATATTATCTTTTTCTTCGTTCATTTTTTGTATTATGGTATCTATATCTATCATAACTGCTCCTTTAATTTGTTGTATAAACCCTCACTTCCAATACTTCTTACAAGCTTTGCTGGAAAATTTATATCACTATCAGCATCTGGTCGTAAAAGAAGGTATCGGTCGGAGTGATAGTTATCGTACGCAAGTGTACCTAATGCAATCTCACCGTCTGTGAAAGACAATGTTACTTTCTTACCAATAAACCTATCTAAAGTCTCTCGCTTCATTTGTTATCGTTTAACTCCCTTCTAAATCTTGTGAATAACTGATCTATCAAATAATCTTTGTACCCTGCTACTATTTCGTTGTTACAATCGCGATTATGGATCTCAAATACCTTTGGTTCTTCGATTCTTACAGTCTTATCTCCTTGTATAATATCGTGAGTAAGAGTAAGCCTATATCTTTCAATTAGTAAATGCTCTGTGTTATCCATTGTCGTCCTCCTTTAATTGATCAGATATTAAATCTGCTAGAATATAAGCGCACATAAAATTTGGCTCGGGTACATTGTCAGTGTCTGCTTCATACACCTTCCATAAACGCTGCATTTTATTAATTAATTTGTCACGATACTCATCTATAGCCATCTCTCTTATAATTTTCTCGTGCTTTGTCATATTATAAGGAATTTGTCTTGGACAATTACCTATTTCTAATCCACAGGCAACAAACTGCGGTACATTATTATCTGTCACTGTTATTGTTCTCCTTTAACTTCTCTAGTGCCTTAATAACTATATTAACGCTTGGTAAGATATCTACATCCACGTTAAGTATAGTTTCAATACACTTATCAATAGCTTCTGCTTTTCCTTTTTCTTTACCCTTATAGTAACCTACCATATAGCAATTTTCATCAGCGTTGCAGCAGTCAACACTATGGTCATAATATTTACACCCTATGCAAGTCATCTTTTTTCTCCTTTAACTGTTCTGCTATGGCTTCACATTGACAAATCATTACACACCCTAGCATATCTTCATACTTTTTTATCTTCTCAAGATATTCATCAATAGCATTTGTTCTTATCTGTTTATCGTGTTCTCTCTGTAAATCCCACTTGGTTTCCTTTTCCCAATGTTTACAATCGTTTTCTTCATCCATTACAGTAAGATAACCTAAATATTTATCATTCAAATCGCAATGACATTCTATTCCGTCTTTCTTTCTCCACCTTGCACAATGCAAACAATTACAACATAATCTAGGTTCGCTCATTTATCCTGCTCCTTAATCATTCTCTCTACAGACCTGCACTCATTTGCCATATCTCTAATAAGTTTTTCTTGGCAGGCTACATAGTCCTGTGAACCTCTATGAATCGACATATACTTGCACCCTTCGCAATTATCATTCGCACAATGGTTCAATCTGGAAGAAATCTTATTAACACGTTCCTGTATCTTATCCATCTACTTGCCTTTCTTGTTATAGTGTTCTGCATTCATAACAATGTTTTCAAATATATCTGCTACTTGCTTATCTATTCCCTTTAATATGTCTATACATTCTTTGAATGTATCCGCTCTGCCTTTTTCATACATACACAAATCGCAATCTCCAAGTTTCTTGTTCGTGCAATCTATACTTGCACAATAACTTGCTAAATATTCTGTTCTATCCATTGTTATTCTCCTTTAACCTATATACTCTAGTATCTTGTTAATGTGATACTGTATGATTTCGTGATTTGAGATTTCTTCAACCTCATTCTCAACATCAAGTGCCACCTCTAATTGTTCTCCAAATTCCAAAATAATATCTCGCATCTGCTTTGACAGTATTTCTATTTCGTCAAGATGTGGCTTTATTACTCTTTTTGTATACTCTTGGATTGTTTCTTCTCTTATCATTTCTGCTCCTTATACCATTGCATAAACTCTCTACCATTGCTCTCATCTGCTTGTTCCAATATATGCTCATCCAATTCTTCAAAAGCAAGATAAGGCAATTTTTTATGACTTGACTTATTCCAATCTTTCCAAAATATTGTGATAAGTTTTCTTACATACAAGATTGCTTCTTTTCTGCCTTCTGTTTTGCCTTGCTGATACCTTTCTTCAACAAAATCGCATATATAACAACTGTAAAACTCATTACATTCAGAACATTTATTGTTAATAATTGCACTCTTGCACTC